CTTTGTGAAGTGGGCCCCAATCGTAATGTTCGGAGCAGCCCCTGGCTCTCTCTCCATGGCCGAAGGTTTATCTTTAGATACCCCAGGTGATATCACCAAGGCAATGAGCGGACTATCAAGGCTAATAGAGGAGGGCTCTAAGATCGCAGGAAGTAATCTTCCTGACGATGCTAAGGCTGCGGCTCAATTAACCGTAGATAAGGCGGGTGCCGCATTATCAGCTATAGGCTCATGGGTTTCGGATCCATCACTTGCTCCTAGGGTTTAGTATGAAAGTAACAAGGCAGAATATAAATGAAGAATATAACACAACTGTTGGTTGGGTTAATGACTTTGGAAAAGATTTAGAAAAAAATGCCGACTTTCTTAGTAACTTGAAGTCTATTTTTAAAAGTAGAAGCGAAACATTTTCTACAATAGATGAAAAAATGGCTGATATAAAAACTAGAGTTGGCTTTGATCTTATAAAAGATGTTGATAATAGTCACAGAATAAAAACATCTTCTGCAAAAAAAGAGGCATCTGGGTGTGGCTCAGAGAAAGATGGTGGCGACAAGTGTGGCCCTTGCAGCTCAGGCGGCTCATGTGGTGGTCCGAATAATGACCATGGAGTAGAAAGAAAGGGGAAGGTGGATAGCATTGTAGAGCTTTTAAAGTATATACAAGATACGATAAAAAACGAACCACATTTAGACGAACCTGTTATTTTAGATCGATGTAGAAAAGAAAAAAGCTATGGCCTTGAAAATATAAATGATATGTCTAAATTAAAAAAGTTTATATCAAATGCAGTATCAACTGGTGAGCCGATGTCTATAAAGCTAGAATATATTCCTCAAGAGCCTATAACTTCTTCTGAATCGATGTTTGACGATACTGCAGATTATTATGAACACGGACTTGTAGGCTCAGAGTAACGATGGAAAATGAAATCTTCTCAAAAAGAAAGGCAAATATTTGAATCATTAAAGTTAGATTTTCTAAACTTTGATCCGCCTAATTTTGTTCAAAACAACCTAACGTTAGATGGTTCCACATTTCAAATAAAAGGAAATGGATGGAGCTTTATGTCTGATATATATAGATATATCGCCCTGCAAGCTACAAAGAGAAATGGAAAGCCTGTGGTAATAAAGAAGGGTCGACAGGTTGGCGCAACAGTCATGGCTGGAGCTCTAGATCTTTATTTTACTAACAGCGGGATGTTTAGGTCCCCAGGGCCAAGGGTGTTGCATTTATTTCCAGCCCTAGCTCAGGTCAAAAAGTTTTCTCAAGACAAACTTGAGGGTCTGATCAGAACTGCAAAAAATGACTCAATAAATAAAAACAAGCTAAAAACCCCAAATGCTGTAGACAACCTAACAATGAAACAGTTTAATGACGGAACGCTATGGATAGACAGCCTGGGAACTGATGGAGACAGGATAAGAGGTATGTCTGTGGATATAGCCTTCTTTGATGAGGTTCAGGATATGATGGGGCATGCTATTGGAAATGCAACAAAAACATTAACTGCAGCAAAGTATGGGCCAATTGGACAAGGCGTTCAGGTTTATTTTGGAACGCCAAAGGAAAGGGGTAGTTATTTTTCCAAACTTTGGGAAATTTCAGATCAGAGGTATTATCATCTGGGTTGTAAAAACTGCAAAGAAACTTATCCATTTTACCTACCAGATGATAACAGGTGGATGGATATATGGGTAGAGGGCTACACGATAAAGTGTCCACTCTGTGGTCATGAGCAGCACAAGGTTGACTCAATAGAGCTTGGGAAGTGGGTTCCCTCCAAACCATCAGAGAGCGCAAAAATGACCGGATTTCATGTAAATCAGTTATATATTCCATATTTTTCTAAAGAAAATATATTAAACTTAATGCCAGAAAACAACCCTTCTCAAACAGAGAGGATATGGCAAAATGAAGTTGTCGGAGAGTTTTATTCTGGTTATGATGTTCCTATAACAAAGGAAGAGATATACAATAAGTGTAGGGATGCGGATAGGTTCTTTTCTAAGAGGATAAACCCAAGGGATAAGGTTACATATCTTGGTGTCGACTGGGGAGGGAAGACAGATAGCAAAACAGATTTGGGCGGACAGTCTTTTTCTTGCGCTGTAATATTGTCAGTGGGAAATGATGGGGAGCTGCTTATTGAGCACGCGCACAAATTAACTAAAAAAGACTTTAGCTATAAGAAAGAAACTATGCGTGAACTGTATAGAAGGTTTGGAGTCAGCAGGGGAGTATCTGACTGGTTCTTTGGTCAGGACGTTGTTCATGATTTGCAACTTGAGTTCGGAGAAAGATTTTTGGGAGCCCAAGGAAGTGGAAGTCTGATAAAGCCAATTAAATATAGAGAGGATGAGCAAATTATATCGTATAATAAAGACCTAATGGTAGAGGAGATTTTCGATATGATGAAAAAAGGGAAGATAAGGTTTCCATGGAAGAGCTATGAATATATAGAGTGGCTTATAGATCACTGTGTATCTATGGATGCTAAAATAAGGATATCGGGTGGCCAGCCAATCAAGACCTATACAAAAGGGTCTGTCCCAAATGATGGATTGATGGCGCTTATGTACGCATATATGGCTTATAAATTTGACTTAACAAAAGGCTTTTCAATAAGGCCAGGCATGAATACACAGTCTCAATACCCGATAGGTACTTTGGCTCATGCGCCAAAGATTAGATAAGGAGTTGAAATGAGTAGAAGAGTTTCTAGACCAAGCAATATAAATAAAGTGTCAAAGGCTGCCAGCGAAAGTGTTTCTGATATGAGAAGATCTGCAATATCTGATGCTTTAGAGAAATCAAATTATGGCTCAGCTACCACTGATCTATCCAAGGCCGCAATAGCTCACAGCCCAAATTTTGCAAAGAGGGGCTCTATAGTCTCTCCAATGACCGGCCCCTCATCTTCTCAGACTACCGAAAGAATGGCCCCAGACATATACTCTCCATTGTTTCAGCTGGCGAACCTAAACCTTCCGAGAGACCGTGTGACTATGAATGCGTGGAATAGGATATTCTACGATACGCATCCAATTGTCAGAAACGCCGTAAATCTTCATGCGTCTTTTCCCATCAGCAAGATAAATATATCATGCAAAAGCAAAAAAGTTCAAAGATTCTTTCAGGAAATGTCGGAAAAGATAGACCTATATTCAATAGTGTATGGTGTTGCGTTGGAATTTTGGAAAATGGGCGAAGCTTTTCCATATGCAGAGCTGGATAAGTCATCTGGCGTATGGAAGCGGGTTACGATTTTAAACCCAGATTATGTTCATGTTAAGAAGTCTGTCATAGGGGATGATCACTTGATATCCCTAAGGCCAGATGCGGGACTTAAGAGGATAATAAACTCCACATCTCCTGCAGATATGGCCATGAGGAAGAGGATTCCTGGGCATATTATTGATTTCGTCAGAAAGGGGCAGAACATACCTCTTGATAATTTTAACGCCTCTCATTTAAAGCTTCTGAGCTCTCCATATGATATACGTGGAACATCTGTCATTGTATCTGTATACAAAGATTTGATGTTATATGACAAACTAAGGGAGTCTAAGTTTGCTCAGGCAGATGGAATGATAAACCCAATGACATTGGTAAAGCTTGGCGCTGATGGCGACTACAGGCCATCTCAGGCCGACCTTGAGTCTTTCAAAAATATACTTGAAGAGGCTCAGTACGATAAAGACTTTAAGCTAGTTACTCACGCCGGGGTCACCATAGAGAGGGTCGGCTATGGCGGCGGTGTGATGGACATATCTAGTGATGTAACTCATATTACGGAAAATTTATATGCCGGGTTAATGGTGCCTAAAGCCCTAATGGATCAGGAGGGGGCAACATATGCCAGCTCTTCGGTAGGTCTTGAGGTATTGAGACAAAGATATGATATATTTAGAAATATGATAAAAAAATGGCTGGAGATAAAGATATTCGCCCCAATATGTGAAATTCAAGATTTTTTCGAATATGAGGATGGGGAAAAAAGGCTTCAGGTCCCATCTATTGACTTTAATCATATGAATTTATACGATATGGCCGATTACGTCCAGAACCTGTCAACCTTTGTTGGTAATAAGCAAGTGTCAATGCAGACCGTATGTCGAAGCCTTGGGCTTAGCTATGAAGAGGAGCAAAAAAGATTGAGGGAGGAGGCTATTGATTTTGCAATTATGTCTAAAGAGCAGGCAATATTGCAGGGAATGAGACTTTCCGAGCTGATGACATTGGATCCGGAGAAGGCAATACCAGAGCCGTTGGGCGAGACTCCTGACGGGGGTGGCGAAGGCGGGATGCCGGAACCAGGTGGAATCCCGGGAGTTCCTCCCGACATGGGAGGGGGACCTCCAGAAGGTGGAGGCCCAGGGGGCCCGATCTGATATAACATGGTAATAAATTAATTAATTATATAGTGTATTTTTTATAGGTTT